GGGCGAGGCATCGCTGCCGGTGCCGGTGGCGAACAACTTCTCCCCTCGCTTGGCAAGCCGCTTCCAGAGGATCAGCAGTGCGGCCCGCGTATTGACCCCGCCCGCCCCGGAAAAGATGTCATCGAAGAAGGCGCGGGTGTCGGCTCGGGTCGGATTCACGCCGCCTGCCAGGTAGATGGCCAGGGTTTGCAGGCGAGTGTGGTTGAGGCTGGTGAGCCCGGCCAACTCGGCCGCATTGAAGGACGCGCCGACCTGCCCAATCGGGACATTGGTCTTCCAGACCGTAAAGTTCGGGCTGGCGTTGAGGTTGTACAGATTGGCAATCGCCAGGTTCCCATCCGCGTTGTTCGGCTGGGAGTTCAGGTCCGGATTCGCCAGAATGTCGGCCTTGAGCGTTACGAGTTGCGCGGGCGTCAGGGCGGCATGTACCGGCATCGCCGCCACAAGAATCAGAACTACGAGAACTGCGCTGATAGTCCGAAGCCGCATAGCGCCCCCCTATACCGCTGTCACAAAGCCCCAGAGTTCATTGGCCGCCGCCGCCAGGGCGCTATCCGAGGCGTCCGTCGTGACGGTCCAGTCGGCATCCGAATCAACCGATGGCGAGATGTTGAATTGCGCGACCCATTGGCTTGTCGTCTTGCTCGCAGGGGCCACGAACACGTCCGTGCCCCACGAGGGCGTCAGGGCCGCCTCGTAGGGCGTGACGAAGGCCCCCGTGATGGTCACGGAGATCGCCCCGGCCGGGACGGTCACGGTCCCGCCCTGCGAGGCCACCTAGCCGACCCCGAGACAGTGAATCGAGAACACGCTGCCCTGTGCGGGGCTGATGTGCGTGTTCACAGAGGCGCCCGTGGTGGTCACGTTGGTCACGCTGACGGTCGAGGCGGTCGAGGTATTCAGTTGCGCGATACAGGACGGCGCCACGGTGAACGTCTTTCCGAAGTTCACGGTGAACGGGTTCGCGGGTACACCCGTCGAGCCCATCGTGACCTTCATAGAGGCCGGAGTGCCGACCACCGTGGGCGATGTGCCGCACCCGTGGATACAGTACGGAGCGCTCGCGGGGCCAGAATTGACGAGGACCGGCGTCGCATTAAAACTGACGCCCGAGGCCACCATCAACGCGCCCTCATTCGTAATACGCACAGGCCCGTTCGTGCCGTTACCCTCGTAGTCGAAGGCGTAGCCGTTGGCCGAAATGGTGCTCGCCGTGATCCAGATGCCTCGAGCCCATTGGCTATTGGCCGCCGCCGTGCGAATCCCGAGCGCGGCCGGGCCAGTCGTAAACCCGCCGTAGGCGTCCAGCGTCATGCCAAAGTGATTAAAGTCCGTGGGGTTCAGCAGATCGTTCCGGAGTTCGTTATTGAACGAGACCTCAATCCCGTTTACGAACGCCGCTGCTGTGCTGCTCTGATGGGCGATGACGTTGAGCGGGATACACCCATCCGGCGTCGCGACGGTCCCGGTCACGCAACGCAGGCCAAGCGGGATGCGGAAGAAGCCGGCCGTCAGCGTGTTGGTCGCCGTCATGTCGAGGAACATGCCGACGTGCTGATTCGTACCTGTCGCTGTGGCCGAGTAATTGAAGTAGTCGTTGACGCGATTGGCCTGACCACCGATCGTGTAGGCGATAGGCTGCTGATTGTTGACGGAGACGGTGGCCCACGAGCCATTGAAATAGACGCGGATCTGCCCCGTCGCGGCCTCGGTGCACCAGGTCTGCCCACTGACGGGCGAGGTAATGGCGTCGCAATTGGTCCGGCTTCCGGTCGCAGAGGTGCCGAAGAATCCGACGCCCTGTGCGTCGGCCGGGATGGGACTCACGGTGAGCCAGAGGACGAACCCGGCTACGAAGCCGAGCACGATCCCCAGCGTGAGGACAAGAAGGAGGCGCGTTGAACGGTCTCCGAACACCCGAGCCTCCTTTCTAGGTAGTCGCTACGTTCGCCCTACTTCTCAGACCACGTTGCTGTTGTAGCCGGTCGCCACCGTGATCGTCTTCCGCTTGGCGCAGACGAAGTTCAGAAGAACGACCAGCGCGCCGACGTACCCAAGCTGGTTGTTCGGCAGCGTCGAGGCGAATCCGGTGAACGCGAACGCTGCCGCCTCGTGGATGTACGCGGCGAGGTAGCGGGTGTTCCAGTACCAGATCTCGCCCTCAGGAATGCCGAGGTCCATGTACACCGGGACCGCGCCGATCATCAGCGCCGTGAAGCCCGCACGGGCGCCGAGGTTCGACTGGTCGAACGACTGCTGCGGGGTGATGAGGTACTGCTCCAGGCTCAGGAAGTCCTCTGACAGCAACTCCCACGTGCCCGGCCCTGCCGCGGCGATGTTCGGCGACTCACCCGAGGCGAACTTGGTCGCGCTCACGATGTCGCGCAGCACGAGCGCCCGGGTCGGGTTGCCGGAGACGGTGCGGACGTTGGCCCGCCACCAGTCGTTCGCGGCGCCGTCGATGTTGCCGTAGGTGCCCTGGCCCGCCGTCGCTGCCGCGGTCCCGGCCATCAACCGAAGCGAGTCGACGTTGATGCCGCCACCCGCGCCGGTCAGGAACGCCGTCGAGAGGTAGTCGGCGATCTGGTTGCCCGCGTCATTCATGCGCGCCTCGATCAGCGGCACGACGGCGGCGTTCAGCTGGATCAGGCCCTCGAGACCCGGGAACGGAATCGGCACCACGACCGCCGCGAGGTTGACATCGACCTCGAAGGAGCCGTTTTGCACAGTCGGCTGAGTGAACGCGCCCGAGTAGTCGGTCGCCTGCGCCGTGGTGAACGGCAGGCCCTGGACCGGGATCGTCACCGACGATACGCCGCCGCTGGCCGTCTGAGCGTTCGCGAGGCAGGCCGACAGGACGGGTGTGGCCCTGTAGATCTGCACGACCATCTTTGGGACGAAGGCGCGTCGCGTGACGACCGTGAGCTCCGTTCCAATCGCACCACCCGGGACCGCACCAGTACCAATCAGCGGCATGTTAGTTCTCCTGGCCCCATTCGTGGGGCGATGTTAGGTCAGCAACAGTACGGGTTTGGGCTGTCGCCAACCCGACAAGGATCAATCCGACCAGCGAAATCTGCACAACGTGCATGGGGAAGAAGGTCAGGGCATTCACGCCCAACGCCGCCAGCGAGCCGCCCCAGACCGGATGCGCGAACATCGCGCGATGAGTCCAGAGCCACATGGCAAGAAGGATCAGGCCGATGACGCCCGCCTCCACGATCCACTGAAGGTATTCGTTGTGGGCCTCGCGCCAGAGCTCCTTCGTCGGCGCGAATTGGTGCTGGATCTGGAGCGCCGGGATTCTGTTGGCCCAACCCCCGAGGCCATAGCCGACCAGGGGATCAGTCCGGACCCAATCGCTCGCCGCAAAGCCCCAGATAGCGCCGCGCCCGGTCAGGTGCGCCGCTAGCGGGTTGATGCTCTTCGCAAAGGCCGAGGCGTAGGCCATCCACGCCACGATGCTCAGGAGCGGGATCACGACCCACTTGTTATGCCGGTACTTCACGCCGAGGCCCGCCGCGAGCGCGAGCGTGGCCGACACCGCGTGCGACTTCCAGACCACGAGGAGCACCGCGGGCAGCGTCCACCACGGCATCAGCGGGGCCAGAATGGCGATGTAGGCCGACGCGGCGTCAACCGTCCCGATGGTCCCGAGTGCCTGGATTGGCCCGCACGTCAGTTGGGGATTCTTCAGGAGCGCGGCCTGATACTCGGCGCTCCCGCACGGCATCACCAACTGGCCGCCCATCAGCGGACCCCAGAGGATGTCGTAGCCGAGAAAGAGTTGCTGAGAGACGTACAGGAGCTCAAACACGCCGAGGCCCGCGAGCACTGACGCGATCCGCATGTGATAGCGCATCGGCGTGTAGCGCATGACTGCGACGAGGAGCGCCCCGAGGCCGAACATGATCGAATGCGTTGGGTCTAGGTGCGCCCCGCGCCAGAAGATACCGAGGCCCGCGAGTCCGACCGCGAGCCCGAGATATCGGTCCTGTCGAAAGATCAGAAACGCTATGGTGGTCATCGCGGCGAGGAAGAAGGTCTGCGATGACCAGAAGTCGATGCCCTGGGCCGCTTGATACTGCGGCAGGCCGATCCACGGGAAGCGATAGGCCAGCATGGGAAACCAGGTGACGAGGGGCGCAACAACCGCCCCCGCCACCGGGATCCACCAGAGCCGCTTGAGTTCGGTCATTAGAACCCGAGCTTGAGCACGCCGTTATAGATGTTCAGCGAGTTGCCCGACGCCGCCGAGCCCCAACGCCAGAGCACCTTGATCGTGTAGCTCGAGGCGCTGTTGAGGTTGAGCGCGGACAGCGAGGCCACGTTGTAAGTCGTCTCGGTCGTGAACTGATAGTTCGCCTGACCCTGGTTGGTCGAGGCCACGACGAACCGGCCCGACATATACACGGACGGGTTACACACGCGGAGGTCCGTGCAGTTCTGGGACATCACGGTTGCGATCGGCGAGAACATCACGTCGAGCGCCACCGGAGCTTGACAGGCCGCCGCCCCTTGCGCCGCGCCGGCGCACGCCGTACCCGCGCCAAGATCAGGCGGAAGCGCGTTGCCGTTGACGACCATCATCGTCGCGGTCGAACCGCCGATGCTCACGGCAAGCGAGTTACCCGTGATGCCGCCCACGGTCCCTAGCGTCTTGATGCCGCCGTTCAGGCGTAGATGCATGGGCGCCGAGCCGAAGGCCCGGTTGCTCGTGGTCCACGACGCCAGGAACGAGGCCGGGACCGTGAACTCATACAGCAGGATTTCGGCGGTCGTGTTGGCCGCGTTGACTGAGGCCACCGTCGCGTTGATGATCCCATGCGAAATCATGGGAATCGTCGACTGCGCCCGGCTGGACAGCGGCGCGAAGCTGACGGCCAGGGCTACGAGAATCGCAATCGCAATCCAGCGGGTTTTCATTCCAGTCTCCTTACGCCTTCACCGGAAAATTGGGTGATGCTGGCCAATAGGACGGGTCGGCCCACTTGACCTCCGCCTCGGCCCGGTTGTGCTTGAAATCCTCCAGAATCATGTCGACCTTGTCCCGCGCCCAGTCCTCGCCGGGGTGATGAAACTCCCCCTCCATGATCCCGTTGAAGTAGGCGGCATGAGCGCCACGCCCGTACGCCTTCGGGCTCATGCTGCCTCGGGGCTCCACGGACGGGGTGCGCGGGGCGGCCACCTGGCGGCGGGTGTCGTAGACGATGGCCGCGTTGGAATGCAGGCCAATGCCTTCCTTCGCCATGATGTCTTCGATGGCCTTGATGTCGTCCGCCTTGTACCCCTGCTTGGCGAGGTCGTTGATCGCCCGCTCGTGGTCGCGATCGGCCTCGAACTTCGCAAGCTTGGCGTCGATTGATGCCTCGCGCTCGGCCAGCTTCGCCTCGGTCGCCTCGGTAGCCTCTCGCAGGGCAAGCCCCGGAATGTCGGCATTCGGGAAGGCGATTTTGAGAGACCGCTCGAGATGGGGCCGGGCCTCTTTGGTGGCCCAAGCCTTCTCGATGAGGGTGATCCGTGGGTCGATTTCCTGGTCCGGCACTTAGGCCCCCATCTGCGACTGGCTGGTCTTCTTGGCGCCCTTGACGCCGGTCGGCCCGCCGCCTTCGAGCTTGATGACGTTACCGTCACCGGACTGCTCGCCGGGCGACCGATTGCCTTCCCACTTGCTCGGGCCGCTGAGTCCACCGCGACCCATGAAGCGGGGCGGGTTCAGCATCCGGCCGGATTCCATCGACTTGTCGCGGGGATCGCGAATCGGATACGAACCGGGGCCCATCACGCCAGGCTGCTCTGCCATGTCTCTTCTCCTATGCGCCCGCCGTCGCGGGCGTCTGTGGTGCGAGCGCTGGGGCGGGTTGCCCTGCGCGATTGGCGCCTACTTGGCGCATCATGTCGGCGAACGCCGCGGGATTGGTTGGCCCCACGGCGGGCATCGTCTCTTCAGCCATCTTCAGGCTGGCTTTCGTGAGGTCTGGCGACGGGACGCCGTAGACCTTGGCGAGCTCTTCCATCGCCTTACGGAGCGCCTTGGCCCGATCGCTCTTGGCATCCTCAACGCGCGCGGCCTTCCGGAGGAAGTTGAGTGCCGAATCCACCCACAACGGGGCCTGGGCTTCCATGCCTGCCGCGCCGGGGATGGTGGTCGCTGGGCCTGTGGAGCCGTCCGGGACCGGCGCGGGGGCCGGGACCGGCATCGGCGGAGCGGCGATATCGGCGTCAGGCATTCCTGGCATTACCGGCCCTTGGTGCGGGACGTGCGCCCGCTGTTCCGGCGATTTGCTCTCGCATTCACCAGATTTCTTCGCGCTGCGCGCGCATGACGCACTCCTCGCGTCGCCACTGCCGGATAGAATGTGGGGATTGCGGCCAACTTGTCACTTGGGAGAATTTGTCGTATATTTTTGGCGGGATGATTGTCCCGGACAAAATACATCGCCTAATCGAGCCCGAGCCTATGTCGGGATGTTGGCTTTGGCTCGGATCGCTACATAAATCGGGCTATGGTTGTATTAACATTCCGGGGCGCACACGCCTAGCCCATCGTCTTGTCTATGAACTCCATCGGGGCAGGATTCGTCGGGGACGAGTATGCGACCACCTGTGCTGCAATAAGCAATGCGTCAATCCTTCACATATTAGGATCACGACCAATCGTAAAAACGCCCAGCGCGGCCACATGCCGTGGGCCAATAGGCCGCGCTACCATTGCCCGAAAGGCCACCGCAAGACCCGCACCAAGGAGACGTGGCGCGTGGCTTATGTCTGCCGCATCTGTAGCCGAGAATCCTATCTGCGTCGTCGAGTGGTGGCGTGAAGACCTACACAGACCAGGTAAACGATGCGCGGAAACGCATTCTTGCCAAGGCCCTAGAACGTCACGGCTGGAACAAAACGCATACCGCCTGGGCGCTCAAAATCGACCGCAACTATCTACAGCGGCTCGTCAAACAGTTTCATTTGATGACCCCCACAGCGGGGGGCAAATGATCCTCCGCATCCTGCGCATGACGTGGCTGGACGTGGAATTGCGGGCGTGCCTGCTGTTGCACAATGCGGTCACCCGCTGGGCGAGTTCACTCCGGGCGCGAAGCGCCCCATTCTTGAAGGAGACGAAATGAAGAAGGACCACGGACTCAACGACTTGGAGCGCATCGAACGCTTGGAGCGCCTGCTAGCCGACCTCGCCGAAGAGGTCGGGACCGGCAAGGCGATGAGCACCCGGCTGGCCTCGCAGAACGTGGCGCTGGCGGTCCTGCGCGAGTTGCGCCCGGAGCCGGTGACCGCGAAGGCCGCGCTTGGGTCTGGCGCGATCTGCGGCAAACCTCAGCGCAAAGGCGATGAGGATTCGCCGGTCTGCCTGCGCCCGGCCGGGCACAAGGATGGGCACCAGTACGGGGTGAAGCCCGCGTAATGTCGGCTACGGGAGCGGCTCACCATAAGCCGTTAAACTCGTGATGCCCGGCGAGCCCGTAGCCGATTTGAGCGCCTAGTGGAGTACCGGGCGCGACTGTTCGGAGACTACCGCACCTACTCGTCCGCGAGGGTGGCCCGCGTACTGGAGGTCGGCCCCAAGGATGGGCTCGACACGCGGCGCCTGCTTACGCTCAAGCCGAAGCTATTGACTCTCGTGGACCTACCAGGGCGCGATCGGGTCAACATCATCTCGGGCGGGACGGTCATCGAGCATGTAGCGCTGGACGTGCTCACCATCCCGGCCCCGAAGCCCCTCGACCTCATCTGGTGTACTGGCGTCCTCTACCACGTCAAGGAGCAGTACCGGCTGATCCGGCACTTCTATGACTGGCTGGTGCCAGGTGGCACACTTGTCCTAGAAAGTGCCACCATCCGGAAGTGGTGGTTGCGGCGGGCTAACGTCGTGGAGATTCTGCACCCGCCGTCTGAGGAGGTAAAGCGCCGCTATCACCTGAGCCTCAACGTGACCCATCTCCCCTCACGCCGGGCCATTGAATCGTGGCTCCACATGGCGGGATTCACGAACATCACGCGGTCCAGCTGCCACGGCTGGTGGCTCGGGCGGAATCGGGCGGCGTTTCTGGCTACGAAGTAGGACTGCCGCTCGCCCGCGGCGTCGCGGCCTGAGCGACCTTCACCTGCGCCTGCATCAGTTTCGCCTGCGCCTCCTGCTGCCTCGACGCGAGCGCCTGCTTCTTGATCTCCCCGCCCGATTTCTCGATCTGCCGCGCCTTCGGGCGCAGGATGTCTTCCATCGGCGGGGCGATCAACTCAATGAAACTCTCCAGCCCGATCGCGCCCTCACGCTTCAGGATCACCGCCAACTCACGCATCTCGTTGCGGAATAGTGGGGAGGCTGAGTGGGCCGAGACCCGTACCCTAACCTCACCCGGGACCTGCGACAGCAGGAAGGACCGATAGGGCTTCCCGGTCGTCGGATCGGGTTCGTTCAGTGGCACGCGCAGGGGGTCTTTGCTGGTCCGCCGCCGCAGGCGTAGCGTGTCGGTCGAAATCTCCTCGAGGGAATCCTCCACCCGCATCGCCCGCCGATTGGTGCGGGGTGAGGATAGGGCGGCACCGGCGGTCATCTGACCGGCCGAGCGCATATTCGCCTCTCCTGGCGTCCCACTGGCACCGAGCGGCAGCCCGCCTTGCCGGTCAAACTTCTGGTCAATCAGTTGGTGCATGCCCGCCGTATCCGGTGGCGTCTCCGGGGAGAAACGGCGGATGTCGGCGTTGGGGATATTGGACATCGTGAAGGTCCCGCCTGGCATCCGCAGCAACTTCGCCCGCTCGTTGTCCACGTTGGACAGCCCGATGATGGCGATGGGAGGGTCAAGTTGGAGGTCGAGCAGGTTGTCATGCTTCCGGAGTAGATCCTCGCTCCAGAGTTGCAGGTTCACCAGTGGGTCCATCGGCGACAAGCCATACGCGTAATTGGTGACCGGCTCGAGGCAGAGTTGGCGGATCGGCTGGCGCTGCCTCAGCAGGGGATTCAGGGAGCCCCACAGAATCTCCTCGCCCCAGCGACCCATCCCGAGCACCTTGCGCCACTCCCAGGTATGCTTCCCCGACTTCTGGAATTCGTGATCCTTGGTCGCCCCGTGGTGGACCTCATCGCCTTCGCCGTGGTCGCACTGGGCGCACGCGGGGTAGGCGAGGTCGTCCTTGATCCAGAGCTCGCACATCGGTACCACATCGGCCATGACCTCGGGCTCGGCGAGGTTCAGAATCGGCATATTCTGGACGGCGCCGATCATGTTGGGGGAGGCCGCGGCCAGGATGAGGCGCGGGATAGCCGGGGCGAGAGCGCCACCGGACGGCCCGCGGGTCGCATGCTCTCGCGCCAGTCGGATCAGGCGATCGCGGTCGCCGGCGTCCGGTATTGCCCCCGAGAAGAGCCGAATCACCGCGTGCAGGTTCATCGAGAAGGTGTGCACGAGGGCTTCTTGCTTCTCAAACGGCCGGTTCTCTTCCCACACCCCCACGTCGGCGGGGTCTTCGATGAGTTCCGGGCAGACCTAGCCACCGGACGTGATCACCTTGACGAACATGCACGGATAGATGTGCGCCCAGTCCACGGCGAGGCCGAAGGTCATGTCGAGCCCGGAGTGGGAGAATAACTCCGCGATCTCGTTGCGGATAACCCCAAGCTCTTCGGTCCACTGATCGCCGTAGCGCGGCGGCAGCGTGGCGCCGAACTTCACGAACTCGGGGGCGTAGCAGTAGGCGCTAGAGTTTGAGGCCCACTCGCGCAGCTTGTTCTGGACTACGACCTGGCTACCGTCGCTTCCGTGGAGCGCGAGTTGTCGGAGCCGCCGGTAATATGCCCGCCTCCGGTCCTGCGACTGTAGGCACTCCCGGATCGTATTTCGATATATCGAGTTCCTGTCGTCCTGATCCCCCGGCAGAATCATCCGGCCCCATTGTATGCCATGTTGACGCGATATTCCAAAGGCGGCATAGATACTCAGCGACTTCAAGCCGTTGGATGTGGTGGACGAGCACCAGTTTCGGGGTCTGGAGTTGGTACGGCCCGCCGAGGCCCATGTGGACGATTTGGGCGGGGCCACTGGGAACGAGATGCTTGAGTTGGTCGAGGGTTCTCATAGAAACTCCACCTCGATATCGCTATCTGGCGTGAAGTCGTGCGGCCCGCTATGTCCACTCTCTAGCATGCAAGTGCCCGATGGCTTGCCCATCGCCTCAGCCCATTCCTCGGAACCGAACTCCAGATCATCCATGTTTCCGGCCCAGCAATGTAGCACGCGCTTTCCGCTCATGCTTCCCTCCTCGCCTGCGCCAGATGCTTGAGTTGGTCGAGGGTTCTCATTGCGGTTTTACCCAGCCGAACCCGATAGCCCAAAAAAGCAAGCCCGCTACGGTAAAGAATCCAGCGAAGAAAAACGCCATAAGTCGCCACAACTCCATCATTACGCTTCCCTCCTCGCCTGTGCGATCTCATCCGGCGACGGCTTCCAACGCCTGACTTCCCCGGTCGGCACCCGCACCGCGCCCGCGCTCTTGATTCCCGCGAGCCCGGCGTCCGTAATCCCCGACGTCGGCCGCGCCGCCCCGGCCGGCCCCAGTGGCGGCATGGCAAGCCCGGTCGCTCGCGCTACCGCACCCGAGAGCCCGCCTGGTCCGTTCGGGTCCACGGCCAGCATCGGGCTCCGGCGATTGGCCTCCTTCGCCCGGTCTTTCTGCTGCCGCTTCTCCGTGTAGACCGGCTCCACGAACGCATCCGAGCGCTTGGCGATCCCGCGCGAGATGTTGGGCGGGCTGAACAACCGGATAATCTTTTTCGTCCCGCACACGGGGCACCGCGTCGCATTCACGGGGAGGTCGTAGACCGTGGCCCCCTTCGCGGTCTTGCACGTCTTGGAGTTGCAGGCGAAGTCAGCGTGGGGTTTCATAGCTTGCTACACCCTTGGGAGTTGAACACACCAGCTTTCGCCAATGTGAACTTGGCGGGGCGCCCGGCCAATATCCTGACGTGGGGGTGTAGCAAGGTGGATATCATATCCCTCTCCCTGTCCTCATCACGCGGCCGATGAAGTTTCCCGCGAGCACCGAGAGCACATTGGTCTCTTCGGGTTTCACCATCTTCGGCGCGAAGCGGCCCTGAATCTCCGGCTGGACGTTCGTGAACCAGTGCTCCACCGCCATCGCCGCCGCGAGCACCCGGCACTCCGAATACTCCCCGCCCGCGCCCGCCGTGATCACGTCCGCGTCCTGCAACTCGCCGCGCCGCATCGCCTGCAACTCGTCGATCAATTCCGGGGAGCGGATCTCCACGTGCCCGTTCTCGAGCACGTCGCGGATCTGGTTGAGCAGCCAGGGGCGGAAACTGGCCTGCGACTTCCACTCGACGGCGCGCACGCCTCGGGCGAGAGAATCCGGCCGGCGGAAGTAGTAATGGCGCACGGCGCCAATCATGTTCTGGAGGTCGTGCTTACCCTGAATCCGCTGGCCCCACCCGCGCTGCTCGAATCGCATGATCTCGTTCAGCACGCTAAAGCCGGTCATCTCCACGTCCATCACGAAGTAGACATCTGCGAACGGGCGATTTTGTCGGTATGACCCAGCCAGATGCAAACACGCCCACGCGCATCGCACAGTGAGATCACCTCCGGGTACAACGTATTCCGCGACCTGAACAAGTGAATCTGGATACGCTCGCCAGACCTGGACGACATCATCTGGCGCTTCAGCCGACGAGGAATACGCAGGATGACACGCGACGATGTAGACCCCTTCCGGGTCCGGTTCTTCCCAGACCGTGACGGCGCCGTCTTCTCTCGGGTCGCACTTCTCGATTTGCGTGTCATCTAGCCATCTCCCCCATTCGTACTTGTACCCGTGCGGCTTGGGTGCCTGCGCGGCCCCGGCGCGGAGTTGGCGAATGAGCGCCGGCCGGAAGAACTTGTTGCCGAAGGATTGGAAGGCGTCCTCGGGCAGGTTCGGGTGCTCCTGCGCCATCATGGCCTCGTCGCCGTGCATGTCCTCCGCTAGCTTCCATCGGTACCAGACGAGGTATTCGGGCGGTAACTCAACTCCATAGATTTCCGCCACAGCACGGACCCAGAGTCGCTCATCATCGCTAAGTCGATCGCTGCCGTAAATGTCCCAGACAGCGCGATTGGCGTGCTCAACGTAATTGAGACTGTGCCGCCAGGCAGGGATAAAGATACGCCGTGTAGTAGCGGAGTGCTCATGCTCCCTCCATGCGGCCCACAGGACGCCGTGGCCCTGTGCGGTTGAAGCCCAAGTGTAGAGTCGTCGCGGGTGGCGGTCGGAGCGGGAGGCCCGCAGGCCCATCACCGCCCGGGGGTCGGTCCAGGCGTCGAACTCGTCGGCGTGGAGGTAGGAGATTCCCTTGCCTCGACCGAGCTTGGTTTTCGTGCCCCTGGACTTGGTGGCGCTTTGCGACCAAAGCAGGCGCGATCCGTTCGACCAAGCCAGCATGTTGCCGTTATCGACTCGCACTGGTAGCCGAAAGGACTCATCCTGCACGCTGTAGTACATGCTTCGGATGATGTCGCGTCGGACTTCTCGGTTGTCGTCGTCATCGGCCACCATGATTCCTTGGATGCCTTCATAGCGCTGGGGCCAGTAGAGGTCCAAGGCGTCGGTGATTGTGGTCAAACCTTGCTGGCGCCCCTTCAGCACCAAGAAGTCATGCACGTCGTTCTCGAGCCCCGCCGCCACTTCCCGGAGGAAATACTTTTGTGTGGAGTACAGCGTCTTCATCCGGAAGGTGCCCGAGTGATCCTTGGCCGGGATGGCGAGGGCCGTGCAGAACTTTTCAAAGTTGGCGAGCGGGAATTTCATCCCTTCCCCTGGCTGGCGCGGGCGATGGCGGGGGCGTGCTCGACAATCCGGCAGGCTCGACCATGAGGCGGCTCCTCACCTTCTAACCACCGGCACCCACACCATACGCATTCTTTGGCCCCACCTAGAATCGTGCGCGGTGTGCTCAGCGCCCGGATCGCCGCCCAGGCTTCGGTGCGCTCCTGTTCATCGCGCTCAAACTGTTCACCATACTCCCGACAATTTGTTTTCCACGCCTCTAGCTCCCGCGTCCGCTCCGCGAGGGCCTGCCGTGCTTGATCTCGCTGATCCGCCATTTCGACAGCAACGGTCGCCCGATCTTCGGCCCACTGCCTGTTGTCGTCGCGGTCCTTTGCGATCCAGATAATATCTGCGCGGAGTTTGATTATCTCGTCCTTCGCCTCCGCGAGTTCGGCTTCGAGGGCGGCGATGCGGGCAATTAACATCGCCACGCTTGGGCGCTCGGGCGTGGCGGCGAATTCGTCTAGGATCATCGAAACATCTCCTTTTGCATCTCCGTCATCCCCGCCGCGTCGTCCCATCGGTCGCCGCCGAGGTCCTGACGCCCGCTCAACCGCTTCGCCTCCGGGTCCTGGTCAAACTGCAACCACAACCACGCCATGCGCTTCGCCCAGTCGGAGACCACCACGCGCCCCGGCCGGGAAGTCGCACGCCACCACGCGGCGAGTTGGTCCTTCGTGATGCACTTATACCCCTCCCGGTGCCTCGGATTGACCGGCGTGCACGTACACGCGGGCTTTTCCTGCTTCCAGACCTTCCGCTCGCGGGCTTCGCGCTCGGATTCGGTCATCTGAAGCCCCTCCACAGCGCTACCAAGAAACACGCGATAAAGATTACGAAGCCAGTGACGAAGAGAGTTAGCCCGATCTTGATCATGATGTGATCGGGGCTCATCGCCGCACCAGGTACGACCACAGGAGCGCCCACCGATTGCTCGGCCGACCGTAGACCGCGAGCGCGATGTAGACCGAGGGGATGATCATCACGACGCCTCCGCGAGCAGGTCCTGAATGATCGCCAGGTCCACCGTAGACCAGTCCGCATCCGCCGTCGCCAGGAGCTTCGACAGCCCGCGCTTTACGAGGATCATGTGGACCTGCGACCGCGTGAGTTCCAACTCCCGCCACCGATCCTGCAGCCGCTTGACGAGCGCCGCCCGCTCATCCTTCTCCTTGAACGAGGCATTGGCTTCATGCGTCATCGCATCCCCGACCTCGGGCGTCATCTCGACCACCTTCGCCTCATCCTTATACATCCTGACGACCCGCTGCTTGATATCCTCGGGGATGAGGTTCAGGATCGCGTTCCGCATGGCCTTGCTGCCACCCTGCTCGAACCAAAACGGATTCGCCTCCAACTCCCCGTTGCGCCGCGTGATGAATTTCGGCTGGCGCTTGAGCTCGACGACGGTATCGAGCCGCTTCTCTTCCTTGTTCTCGCGGATGACCCACCGGGACGCGAACGCCTTGAAGTAGGCCGTCTCCGCATCCTCCTTCATGAGCACGATGTCATCCTCGCGGATCACTTCGCCGGTCTTCGCCAACTCCCGCTTGCACGCTTCGGCCCCGTCCACGCCGAGGCCGTAGATCATCTGGCCGGACTGCTTGAAGGCGTAGACGTACTCGCGCAGGATGGCCCCGCGCGTTAGGCGGTTGGCGATCGCCGCGTCATCGGCGCGGTCGAACAGCATCAGGGTTTCCGGGTACGGCTTGACCTGTGGTACAGTTGGCTCGTTCATGGTCGTCCTCCTCCTCGGGCGCCCGGCTCGTCACCGGGCGCCTTCGTTATTTACTAGACCGCTCGTATTCCGAGTGTCCGATGGTAGGCGCGCGGCGTGCTGCGCCGACTCTTCGCGGCCCTGTTCTTCTTCCCGGCGCCGCCCTGATGCCGACCGACCCTGTGCGCTGGGTCTACGGGGCGCAAGTGGTATTCGCCGGGCCGGAAATCCCCGTGGCGATCGAATGACACTATCTCGCGATAGATAGACTGCGGAACTCTGTAGCGCGTCGCGGTCCTGCCCCGTACAAAGTACGCCACGGACGGACGGATCACGGCGCCGTCGAGCGCAAATGCGCGCGTACACGCCCGCGCCATAGCGCAGTTGTCTGGGGCCTTTTTCTTTGACCCCCTGAGATCTGATGTGGCCACGGTTACCCTAACCCGCCGCTGGCCATCCACAACCCTCCGCACTTTCGGATAAAACCTCTGAACCTGATCGAGTACCGTCTTCATTCGCTCCTCCTCTTTGTGTGAACTGCTCGCATCACCCGCGACACCGGCTTCAGATACCACGGCAACTGTTCCGGCAGGTGACGCAACACGTACTTCCGCTCCACGAAATGCGCCCGGTAGATGTAGCGCACGCCCCGCCGCACGTTCTGTGACCCGTGCTCGCGGGATGGGTCGAACAGCAGGACCGTGCCCATCTTCCCCGGCACCGTGGTCCCGTCGTAGATCAGCGGGGCCTGATCGGCGTCGCAGGCCTCGAGGTACACGTACACCTTCAGCGCCCGGCAGTTGTCGAAGTCATCCACGTGGAGCGGGAACAGGGGCTCGGCCGTTACGCCCGAGTAGTCCCAAATGTACTGATTGATGCCCCAGCCCCGGCCGAGGAAGTCATCGGCGATGTGGGCGACGCGCTCGACCACGCCCGTTGCCGTCGCGAGGCTGTTCCACGCCTTGGCGCGATCGACGCGGCTCGGCGTGATATTGATGCGCCAGCCGCTCTCGGTCTCGTGGACCCGGGCGTAGTCGGCGTTACGGAGCTTCTGGCCCGTGACGCGGAGGTCGTGGCACACGAGCGGGGAGAGGCGTTCCCCGAGCATCATGATGCCATAATGGCGCAGGCCATAGGTCGTGTCGAAGTCGGACATGTCGGCCATTTACTCCTCCACCTCCCGCACGATCGGGTGATCCTTGCGGATCGTCTCCCAGGCCAGTTGGTTGCCGAAGACAAGATGGCACGCCGCCAAAGCCGCCCGGAGCATTTCCACATAATCGCGCACTAGAATCCGGTTGCCGCGATCATGGATCTCCCGATTTAGCGCCTCACTAAGGCGAGAAATCTCGTCACGCAGGGCGTTAGCCTCGCCGGCCGATTTCATCCCGGCGTCGCGGCCCGGGTTTTCCTTGGGCTCGCGTCCGTGTCCGGACATCTCGTCCGGCACCATACGGTCGGCGGGGGTCATGCCAGCACCCGCTCTAGCTCTGCCCAGACCTTTTCTCGGATATCTTCGGCCACGCGAGGGTCCCGCGCAATGACCCTGGTAAAGGTAGACTGGCTGGTGCCGACCTTGGCCGCCACGTCGATACCCCTCACGCGGCGGGCCTTCATCAGGGTCACTATCGCATAGCGCGGCTTGTGGCGTATCTTCATGGACCCCATGATGCCACGCGTAAAATTAAATTGCAAGAAAATTATTGACACGCCATCTCCGTTGTGGGATACTCTGGGTCAAGGAGGATCGGATATGACGACGGACAGGGACAAGGTAGTCGAGGTCAGGACGTACATTCACACGGCCGACATCACCTTCCTCAATGACGACGAGGCGGGCGCATCGGTCTACGTGCGAGGCGTGGATCGCTGCGGGTGGGAGTTCTCGGGCTTCATGGACCGCGCGGCCCTCGCCCCGATCCTGTTCCCGGAGGGAAACAATGGATAACATCATACTCAGCATGGGAGCCCACCAAACCAGGGAGCAAGGCGTCTGCGTCATGGAGGCCGTCGCTTGGTTCGCCAATGAGAAACACTCCGACGCGCCGCATTGCGCCTGCCCGGTCATTGCGTCATTCGCGCGGCGATTGAACGACAGGCTTGACAGTGAAGAGCGCCAGCGGCTCAAGGAGTACATTCCGGCGCTCGCGTTGTCGCGGGCGGAGTGGCCGATCACGCTCAAGCGGGCCCTTATCGCGGCCGACTACGCGGTGCGCGTGTTCGCGCCAGTCGCGCTCGACGCGCGAGGCCGCGAGAAGGATGCGGCTCGGCTGCGGGCACTAGAAGAGATTACTGACCATGCGACGGCACGGAAAGGTTGCGCCGACGCCTACGCCGCCTACGCCGACGCCTACGCCGACGCCTACGTCGCCGCCGCCGCCGCCGCCGCCGCCGCCGCCGCCGACGCCGCCTACGCCGACGCCGCCGCCGCCGCCGCCGCCGACGCCGACGCCGCCTACGCCGCCGCCTACGCCGCCGCCGCCGCCGCCGCCGCCGCCGCCGACGCCGCCGCCGCCGACGCCGCCGCCGACGCC